AATTAACTCACCCGGTGTACAAATTACAGAAAAAGACATTTCCCTAAGAGAAACAGTCCCAACAGGAACAATTGTAGTTGTTCCAGGATATGCTCCTCAAGGACCAGTAAGTGAACCAGTTCACATTACATCAGCAAGCGAACTTGAAAGAATTTATGGCGCTCCTAGCACTCCAGCAGAAAAATACTTCCATTATTCTTGCAGAGAAATAATCAATTCTCCGTGCAGATTAACAACTCTCCGTTTGCCATATGGAGAAGGTCTTGGCACAGGATACACAAATGGCTATAGCGCACTATTTTACCCAATGGTTGCAGAACCAGGTGCGCCCTCATTGCCTGGCCAACCCCCAACTCTCAGCGCTTGGAAAATTGGTGCACCAACTCACTTTGCTATTGATCGCACCACATACGAGCAAATCATTGCCGGTAACTTTGAATGGTTAGACGTCAATGCTGGCCCAACTTCAACTGGCTCAGTTTCGGCTAGTTTAAGTCCAGGTACATCGTTAGCGCTTGATGTTAAAGCAGGATTTATTGTTGTTAATGATCTCCAAACTACAATTAATGAGGTCGGAGAAGGTTACTATGTCGGCTTTGCTGATAACCTATCCATGTACAATGCTTCTTTAACTCTAGGTGGCATTTCATCATTTGATTCAATTAGAGACATTAAAACTCTTACAACAGAAGCTAATTCAAATTACACAGCAATTGATACAGCTAGACTTGACTTTGCTCTTTCAGCAACAAATTTTGAATCAGTCAGAGGAGTTAATTCCGTATCCGAAAACTTAGAAAAGGTAGGCTTTGTCGGTTACGAATCAAAACTTTATCAAGACAATTTATCGATTGGCGTGTTTAGAGTACGCCGCTCTGTTACTGATAGTACATTACTAACTCTCGCTTCTGTTGAAAAGTATCTAGGTAGCTTAGATTCAACAAGAAAAAAAGTAAGTCCAAGTGGAGGCACGCTTTCAAACGCATTTGTGGAAGAACTAATTAACGAAGCTTCTCCGACAATTAAAATGTTCATTAACCCCGAACTTTCTCAAAAATTTGATTGGACTACAGGAGGAACTATTCCTACATCCAGAATAAGTTTACACGACGAAGCTAAGGCTCTTTTCCCAATTGGTATTTTTACAACAGAAGGCCGCAATGCAGAAAAATTAAAAGTAATAGGTCACGTTCCATCAAAACTTGATAAAGCATTGCGTTTATTAGAAAATGTTGAAAACACCGAGCTTGATTTAATCATCGATGCTGGTCTTTCAACTATTCACTCAACATGTTTAAATGCTGGAGTTAGTGCATTTAATGATGCTGCGTTTATTACTAATCCATCAGCAACAATTTCTGATTGGAGTGATGTTACCAGTGTCTTGATTAACTTTGTTGAAAATACACGTAAAGACTGCTTTGCAATTATTGATGCCCCTAGATCAATCTTTATTAGCGGTAAAGATACGAAAAAAATTGATTTAGATACTATTGATTTCAACGTAGATATGTATGGACCGCTCAAAGAATGTGCAGGATTTGAAACAAATTACGCCGCAATGTACGGAAATTGGATTAAAGTCCAAGACATTTACGGCAGCCAAAGAATGTGGATGCCGTTTTCTGGATACGCCGCAGCCGTTTACGGTAAAAGCGATTTAGCTGGCCATCAATGGGCTGCTCCAGCTGGAGTAACCAGAGGCACGTTCAGAGCTTTGGACATAGCAATTAATCCCAACTTAAAACAAAGAGATCGTTTGTATGAAATTTCTGTTAACCCAGTAGTCTATTATCAAAACGATGGGTATTGCGTAATGGGTCAAAAAACCTTGCAAACTAAACCAACAGCATTTGACAGAGTCAATGTACGTAGATTGTTCCTAGCTTTAGAAAGAGAAACAGTCAGAACACTTAGAAAATTCGTGTTCGAACCAAACACCTCGTTTACAAGAACAAAAGTCAAGACATCTATTTTGCCTGTGTTCGATTTAGCTAAAAATACAGGTGGGTTGTACGACTTCTTAATTGTTAGTGACGATCGTAACAATACAATTGATACTATTGAGAATAACGAATTAATTGTAGATATTTACGTAAAACCTGTTAAAACAGCAGAATTTATTTTAGTTAACTTTATTGCAACAAAAACTGGACAAGACTTCCAAGAATTACTATAAACCATAACTAACTTAAACAATTTAATTAAATAATAATATATGAGCTACACAATTCAAGACTTCTATCGTACAGCATCAAGCAAAGACTTCGCTAGGCTTTTTCAATTCAGAGTAACCCAATTTGGAAACATTGCTTTTAGCCATGACCAACTTACCTACATCGAAACAGCTTCTTTGCCTGGCAGAACTATAAATAACATTCAAGTTCCATACATGGGCTTGCAGTTCAATCTTCCTGGCACGGTTTCCTACCCAGGTTCCGCTGGATATCAAGTCACATTTAGATGTGACGAATCATATGATATTAGAGCCGCGTTGGAAGCTAATACATTTGCTACATTTGATGAACAAACTTCTTCAGGAAACTATTCCCTCCCAAAAAGCAACAGCAATTTAATAATGGAATTAGTTGACAAAGACTTTAAAACAAAACGTGTATACACATTGTTCGGATGCTACATTCAAGCCATGGCTGATACCCAATACGACATTAAAGATAACGGAGCAATTGCTAGTGTACAATGTACATTAGCTTATCAATTCTGGAGATCAGGCCCAGAAGGTTCTGCTGGCCAACTTACATCTCCGTACGATAAGTCAGGAAAAGTAAATCCTTGGAC